TGTGCTTCGGTGAGCGTAACGGTTGCCACGCTGCCGGGTACGACAGCAGCCGTGCCACCCAATCCAGGCACAGCGGTGATTTGTTTTGTACCGCCCAGTTCTTGTTGGAAATATTGCGGTTTGTTCAGTTCCATGTACTTGCTCAAACCCAACGCAGCCTGTTGCTTCCACTGAGCAAACCCAGCGGGGTCAGCGGGGATTGAACGTGCGGCATCCATGATCGACACCCGAGTGATCGGAGAGCCAGCCATGTCAGGGTCGTTTTGTTGAGCCTGCAACCACTGCAAGGCAGACTGTTGATCATTCACGCCAACAAGAGCGTCGCGGTACAGCGCGGCCTTGTCGATGTGCAACTTTGCACGACGAGCAGCTTCTTCCGTTTGAGCCTTCTCAGTCTCGGTCAGTTTGCCACCAACCGTTTGACCATATTTTCCGTACTTCGTAAGCAACGACGCACGGTTTTCTGGCTTCAGCAATTCAGGGTTTTGAAGGATGTCGGCAGCAAGACGATTCTGTCCCTCGACCTCGCGCTGATACTCGGCCAGTTTGGCCTCATTGAGCACGTTTTCTTGCTGCATACCTTTCAGCTTCAGTGCGCCAGCCAACTGATTGACCGGCGACAGAGCCTGATAGTCTACTTGTAACGGCTGAACGCCGAGAGCGATGCGGGGATCAATTGGCATGATTGTTCCTTAGGTGGGGGTCGTTGGCGTAGGGAACATGCGGTTGTACAACTGATTCTGGTTGTACAAGCCGTACAAGTTAATCCCTTGACCAACGGCTTGATTGATTGCGTTTGCACCACCCACGTAACCAGACGCACGGGCGTTTGCGGCTGACGCAAGACCCTCGGAAATGTTCGATCCCATTGTGCCTGCCGCACTGGTCAATGTATTTGCCGAAGATTGACCAACACCGGCCAACGACTGAAGCGGCTGCAACTGAGCGGCACGTTCCGTCTGGTAGCGGTTGAACGCGTTTTGAAATTCTTGCGAACCCATTTCCTGACCATAGCGAGTCAGTGCTTTACCCGTCGCACCAGACATCAAACCACCTCGGGCAGCAGCCGAACGCTCGAGGGCTTTTTGCCCTTCAGACAATCGGAATGCGTAGCCAGGATCAGCCTGGAACTGGGACATATCAAACTTTTTGTAGTCGGTGAGCGGAATCAATTTGTTCAGCGCACCGATACCCGCTTGCCGCCACGGTTCTTGCAGTTCAATCTGCTTTTGGAACATGCGCTCTTGCGCGGCAGTTCCTTGCTCGGCAGCAGCGGCTTGTGTGTCTGCGGCTTTACTTGCTGCACTAGACGACTTGCTTGCAGAATAAACGGTTGCCGCAGCAACGGCGGTAAGTCCCCATGTCATAGCGTTTCTCCTTGTGCAGCAATCTGCGCCAGTTTTTCAGTTGAATCGATTAGCCCCATTTCGTCATACGAGGGGGAAATAACCTCTTGCTCGATTTTATCGAGTTCAGCTTCACTCTCAAACTCTGTCAAGTGAACCGTGGTCCAAAGTGTGTCTTCCTCGGCATAAACTGCCCGCTTTAGGCCAACCTCGGACACAAAGGTGCAAGGGGCTTCGAGGTACTTGGTGCCGAACTCAGTGACGACCCTTACTCGACCCTTACTGATAAAGTTCAAATGCTGATGCCGGTGAATCTTGCCAATGATCAAGGTGCCCTTGGGAATGAACATCTCGCGGGCGTAGGTGCAGCAGCCGTACTTTTCGTCTTTGGGTGTGAAGTAATGGGTCAGGGTGCAGTCTTCCAGCGTGGACTTGACCGCGCCACTGGCGATCAACTGCTGAAGGCCGTCCTGCACCGTCAGGATGTCCTGACGAAATTGCACTTTGCTCGGGGCATTCTGGGCTACCAAGTCCATCAGGTCACCTCGCGTCCGCTGACTCGCATGTTGATGGACGATGCAGTGCCAGCAATCGTGGAAATGAAGTCGCCAGGGTTGAGCACTTGACCCACCAGTTCAGGGAATGTGTAGACCTCAGCAGGCTGGAGCGTCTTGGTCTTGGTGATCAAGTTTTGGTTGCCAGCCGATCCGGTCACCGTGACGAGGTTGACGCTGATTGTGGCAGCGGCAGTGTTGTAGTTCGTCGCGGTGAACTTGTCGATGATGGTCGTCACGCCAGTCGCGGTGTACTGGGTGGTTTGGGTGTTCTCGACCGTTTTGGCCGGAACTATATTCTTGACGGTGACTGTCATGTCATCACTCCAAAAGTAGGGCGTTGTTCGAGGTGTATTGCGTCATTATCCAGTTTGTGCCATCAGACACAAGGGTTGCGTTTGCACCGGCCACAGCGGACAGGATGGCCGTGGTTGCCGCGCCCCCGGCAAGGGGCACCACGTTGCTGGATGCCGACACAAGGGTTTGAGCCTGATAGTTCTGGAAATGCAGCGTCCGTCCGCTGTTGGCGCTGGCTGTCGGCAGCGTCACGGTGCAGGTTGACCCCGACTTATTGTTGATCAGCCAGGTTTCCCCAGCAGCCACCGAGAAGTTGGCTGTTTTAGTGACCGGTGCGCCACCAGCGCCTGAGATTACCGACGCAGGGGTGACGTTTTTCCAATACCCCAAAGTGCTGTCGTACTGAATCAAGTCACTGTTTGCCAGCGATGTAAACTGCACGTTGCTGTCAGTGCCACCCAAAACAGACCCAGGCACGATGCGAATGTTTATTGATCCAGAACTGCCAGCCCCCGCGTTTGTTACCTCACCGACATAGGTTTTTTGATTGGGTGCCGACGGTTTTGTTTTTGTAAAACTGCCAACATACGCTGGGTTGTAATACAGCGGGTCGCCGTCAGCCCATGTCTCACCGACGCTGCTACCAGTGGTGTTGAAGCCTCGGAGGTCGCCGCTGATCTGGATCAGACCAAATCCGTTGAGCGCGATTGTCTCAGCGGCCACACCGACAATCTGATTAGGATCGGCCAATGCCAGCGGCGTAGGGGCCACGGTAATCACACCAGACGCACCCACTGCGCCCGTGTGATAGCAGAGTTGCCCTTTGGTGATGGCTGACGACGCTTTGACATAAACGTATTCAGATTCGCCAATCCGAATCAGCACGTTTGCCGTGGCTTGAACGCCCATCGTTGTGCCACCGTCCCAGTACATGCTACCCACAGCCGTGGGCACAGGCGATGGGGCTGTGTTGAACGTGAGCCAGGGCACGTTGTCTTGCTCAAGCGGGGCCATGCTGCCCAGTTCAGGCTGGCGCAAAGTTTGCAGTTCCTGGCGCACAGCATCGAGTGCGGCTTGCAACTCGGACGTACCGGGTGCGGGTTGAGTTTGCAACCCGTTGATGTCGACGATGATGTCGGTCAGGTCTTCCTGCTGAGGCGTGGGAGGACCAAGTTGCAGGTCAGTCAGCGATGTAGTGTTTTGACCACCGCCGACCAACTGAAACAAATTCAGAAAAAACCGATACCACTCACGCGAGATCAACCCAGTCCGCGAATCAGTTAGCGGAACCCTGGGAGGTGTGATGTTGGTTAGATCGACGTTTGCCATCGTTAAGCATTGGTCGGACTGATGATCAGTTCAGCACCCATGATTGCAGTCTTCACGGGGTCGGTCATTGACAACTCGTACACCCGGTCGCGCAGTTTCATGGTCATGCCAAGACGACGGTAAAACACGCGGCGGTAATACTGGCCGATCTTGCCAATTGATGCCGTGTGTTCGTTGGACCACGTATGACCGCCATCGTCTGACCAGCGCAGCATCAGTTCAGGATCACTGCCTTGCCCAAGGTTCAGGCCAACACCCGACTCCAGATCGATCTGAAGACTGTGGTGCGCGGTGCGCTTGAGGTTGTTTTGACCTGTCGGCAACGCCCGCCATGTACGCAGCCACTTTTGAATCTGGCCGTTGTCAGCATAGGTGTCAAGGTCGAACGAGTAGATATTGCCGTTCTCGTAGTCGCCCACAATGATTTTGTTGTTGAACGCCATCTGGCAGTTGCTGCGGTGGCGCGTGAACGAGCCGTTGCTCCAGCCTGCCCGCTCATGCCACGCGCCAGTGGCAACGTCGTACACCCAGGTCGTGTTGGCGCTGGGGAAAATGAGCACGTAGAAACTGTGGCCGTCTTGCTGGTAGGTGTAGGCCAACGAGTCGGTCAGATTGCCGTACTGCTGGATGTGCCATTCGACAGCGTGGGTGCTGATGCGCTGGCCCGTGTAGCCGTTGGCGCGGTAGACAATACCCTGGCCTCGAGCGTCAGCGCCCAGCCAGAAGATGCCGTTGTCCATCTTGGCAATCGTGTAAGCCGAGATGCAACCGATCTCGTTGAACGCGCCCTGGATGCGCTGGAGCGGGAAGTCCTGAGTGCCTGCGTCGTACCAAACCTCGACGCTGTTTGTGCCGTAAACCCAAACCTCGCGGTGGTCGATGATCAAACCCACCACGCCATCAGGAGAACCCTCGGCGCTGGCAAAGTCGAGTGGGTCAACCGACAAACCGTCAAGCAGGCTGGTGATCCAGATTTTCTGGCTGTTCGGTTCGTTGAACACAAAGTAGCCGTCCAGATAGCCCACGCTCACCGCGCCAGGGTAATCTGGGTCAGTGATCTGCGAGAACACATTGGTCGTGTTGTTGTAGATGTAGCCAGGGCCGTTGGCAGCAACGAACAACTGGGTGCCGTTGTCGGCCATGCTGACTGGCCCAGTGCCTGCAATCGTGCCCAGCAGCGTGGCGCTGTAACTGGTGTTGATTTTGTACAGGCTGTTGCCCGAGACAACAAACGCCACGGTGTTGTCGGACGAGAAGGCCCACAGCCCTCGGATCGGTCCGTCACCAACGGTGGCAAGGTTTAGCAGTCCTGGGCAACGTTGCAAGTACGCAGGCTCTTTACCACCCTCGGGAATGACCTCGGGGAAAAGATTGATCATGCGGGCATCCGCAGCGTTGACGCTGCGAGTCACATACGTCGAGCCAAGGATCGGGGTCTTCATTAGTAGTTACC